TGGATTGGAGATTTCTAATTCTGGACTTGGAGGGACTGGCGAAGATGACGTTGTGCAACCGCTTAATGTTAATCCCAGTACTGAAAGTGCCATAACTGGCAACAATAATTGCATTAGTTTCATTTTCTGTAATCTCCCTAATTGATTCTCTTTGTTCAGCACCAACACCACCATGAACAAAGAATACTTTACGATTAGTGTGCTTAGTATTATTTATCTGTTCATAAAGTATAGCTCCATGAGTTTCTACTCTGCTGTATAAGATAAGAGTATTACCCTTTAAATCTAATGCTAGATTAGTAATAAAATTATTTCTTTGTTCATGAGAAATTAAATATTGAAGTTCTTTCTCATATGTTTCAAATTTTTTAGGAGGATGTTTAAGAACTAAACATTGAATATCTAATTGAGAAAGATGTCCCTCTCTCATTAATTCTTCTGTTTTAGTTACCTTATATGATGGACCAAACAAACCCTCTAAGACCCATTTATGAGTCTGTGTGCCATCTAAAGTACCAGTAAATCCAAATCTATACTTAGCATGTTCTAACTTAGTCATTATATTGACTAATGATTTACTCTTGAAAAGATGAGCTTCATCCCCTATAATAACATTATAATCTTTAAAGAATGATTTCTCCATTCTAAATACAGATTGCCAAGTAGTAATAGTTACTTCGTTAGTATTAGTAATTTCTCTCCCTGAATAAATTCTATGACAATGATTTTTAGCATCCCATCCATACTCTATAAAATCCTTATACATTTGTTCTACTAGAGAAGTAGTAGGAACAACTAAAAGAATCTTCTGTCCTTTATGAACATAATATCTTACCAAGGCATATATCATTAAAGATTTACCTGATGCAGTAGGACTGACTAACAATCTCCTATTGTGCTTCAAGCAATCAGATACACCTTCTAATTGATATTCTCTTGGTTTAAATTTAGTAATAGATCTAATATAGTCCTTTACACCTTCCTTTGATATAGATTGATTTACTTCAAAGGGTAATCCATAAT